GTCTGTACCAAATGAGTTTACCGATACTGTACTTGAAACCATAGAACTTGGTGACAGCGTCTTTGAAGACAAATATCATCAAGTAGCCGCAGCCTGTGGAGCGGAGTTTGTAGACGTCAACGACATTAAGATTATTGGTCAAGATAATCAACCAACAGACAACGAAAGGAAATCTAAATGAAAATCATAGCAGAAAATCCAGCTGAAGAAGCCTTGCTGTGGCGCATTAAAGCCTTAAGCGACGAGTTGGTCAATCAAGATAATCGATCCACTAGTATGCCGATGTGGACGATCCTAGATAATAACAAAGCTGGCAAAGATTATGGCGCGGTTATGTACTTTACTGGCAAAGCTGCCGAGCAGCACATCAAGGAGAATAACCATCATTACAAGAAACCAATGATATGTGTTCGCAGCGCTCACGACAATCGAGAGCTAAAAGACGTTATTCACCTGCTTATCCTAGCTGGTGGTAATGAAATACCAAGTAATCATTATGGGACTTTGAGAGATGCGTGAAATAAAATTCAGAGCCTGGGACAACCTAGAAAAAAGAATGCGAAAAGTCGTATCTCTACATTGGCAAGGTGACAAACTTGTATCAGCTAAGCTTGAGGGCGATAATGAGCCGATTCCGATTGAGGGACGGTTAGAAATTGAGCAGTACGCAGAACCTATCCTTGCTGACAGGTTAATATGCGAGAACGATATCGTAGTAGACAATCTAAGTCTAAACGCTCATCGAGGTGAAATATCCTACCTCGTCACTTTGGAAGCTGGGGCGTTTTGGTATAAACCGTTGAGGCGTCTGAAAGGTAGTGGCGATTTTTCTCGTGATAGCAAACTGACTGCTTATGAGCATATACATTATAAGACTATTGGCAATATCCACGAAAACCCTAATCTATTGGAGGAGAAATGAAAACTACCCCCAACGTCCATACTTGACGCTTGCTGCGGTGGACGTATGTTTTATTTTGATAAAGACCACCCAAACATTCTGTACGCTGACCGTCGCCGCGAAACTGTCGAGATGAAAGACAGAGACAAGATTAGAACACTAGAGATCAACCCAGACCTAATCATGGACTTTACAGACATGAAGTTTCCTGACGAATGCTTTAATTTTGTCGTCTTCGATCCGCCTCACCTCATCAACTGCGGCAAGAAGAGCTGGCTGGCTAAAAAGTATGGCAAGCTTGATAAAGATACTTGGCGTGAAACACTGAGCAAAGGCTTGAGCGAATGCCTACGCGTCGTAAAGCCTGGTTGCGTCGTTGCTATGAAGTGGAGCGAGCGCGACATTAAAACCACTGAATTACTAAAGATATTACCTCAAAAACCAGCTTTCGGCGATAAGTCTGGAATGACACGGTGGCTGTTTTTTGTGAAAGGAGTAAATGATGAGAATATCTAGTTTTATACATCAAAAAAGAATCAAGTGGCTGAAGTGGCGAATTAAACGAAATGGAGTTTGGCTTGATTGTGCAAGAGATGCTTACAACCGTGCCTGTGCCAAGGGAATCCGGAGCTATCACAGGTCTCGGCCGTTTGTGCAGCAGATACTCCACTACGAGAATAAAATATTGTTATGTAGCGCAAAATTTACCCAACGGAAAAAATGAGCAAGAGAAATGACGAAAAGTGAGCTAAAACCATCTATCCACTGCAACAAATGTCATAAGTGGATAAAATACGACTACTACTATGGCTATAGTCACTATTGCAGTGGACGTGTAAAAGATATTTATAGAGTTGCACGTAAAAGACTGCTCTCTATAAACTCCCTTCGAAATCGTCATGCCCAAATTTTTGGAATGTATGACATTGCCGAAGATTTAAACTCTGCGAGCGTAGTGTACAATCCAGAAACCGATAAACGAATAAGAAAGGAAATTGAAATGAAGAAAGCTATGACAGACCTCCCTACACCAGAAGAGGTCACCCGAATCACTGAAACTTTAGATTTAGCAAGCAAACTAGATAACGCTGTCATTGCTAAATTAAGCAGCTCCAAAAGCAAAAGCTCCACGCCAAAAATTGGCGAACTGTGCGGCATGGATTTGCTAATCGACCTGTCTAACGCGCCAGATGAAGCAAAATATGAGCTGTATTTTAAGGCGCGGACTGTGCTTGAAGAGGTTATGGCTAAACTTACCAAATAAATTAGCGACAAAAATAACCCTTCTGATTCAGAAGGGTTATCCCAACCAGGCGACGTATTTACAATACGCTTAATCAATTTGATCGCTTGTGGCTGTGCAACAGTACTTACGTCTGTAACACTATACTACCATGCTAAGCGCAATGGCGCAAGCATTATGGCAATAAAATATCATTATGATATGGGATATTAGTATAGAGCTTCGGACGGTTGAAATTCCTACCGTGCCATAAGCGATTGGCTAGAATATCGCTTGCCTGAACCAGATAATCTAGGGATGAATCGCAAAACTTTATGCTAATTTTGAAGTCGGCAAAGAGTATCGGAGGGTAAAACATGCCGTAATCAAAATTACGAATTCCATGCATTAGCTCCTCTCGAATGCTATCTGAGAGTTTATAGTATCCGTTGGTTGATGTGTGTTGCTGGTCAATGTAGACTCGCAGAGAAACCGGCTTGTCTGCATCAATTTTGCCAGACGCAATTAGCTTCTCTAGCTTAGACTTTATCATTCTCTTTAGGACATAGTCTTTGTAGCGATGAATCGATAGTTTATTTGCCATAATAGATTCATTGACGTCAGGCAGCTTCACTGTAGCACTAAGGCTATTGAATGACTTGACGCAATTATACAGACTTCTCTTGTATTTAATCTCTAAGCCAGCCGCTTTTAACTCCGACTCCATCGACATTCCGAGGCTAGACTTTATATCTCTAGACATCGTCTTGAACTGCTCTCTTGCTGCGATACGTTCATGATTATCCAAGAACAGATATCCAGCGTATATGAAATAATCATGCCCAGAATTAAGAGAGAAAACACCAGAATCATCTAGGTATATCGATATTTCTTGATACTCTTTATCACTCATATTAGTAATAATTATAACATTTTTCGTAAAAATGTTTGAGAATCCAAAAAGCTCATGATATGGTAATTATGTAATAGCTACTAGCGGGAAAGTCCGCAGGAGGCTCGCAGAGAAATCTGGGGGCTTTTTATTTTGGAAAAGAAATTATGAAAGCAAGCGATTTAGGTAAAGACTATCAAGAATCAAGGACAAATATGATCCACACGCACGAGACATGGCGTGTCTTACTCGATATTGCCTATGCCAAGCTGTCTACTGAAAAAGGTTTTAAGTCTCGTGTTCGCGAAGGTAGCTTGAGTTCTCTGATATTAGAACGATCCTCCCGCGTGGTGGCGCAGCTGCCAACCGGACGCATCCGCTCACTTAGCCGCCGAGACCAAGGCAAAGCAATGCTGATGGACTTAGTTTGGACTAAGTACGTTATCCCCAACGCCAAAAGTCAGTGGTCATTCATGACGAAGCTCCGTATGTGGGATTACTACTCCCTTATCTACGGTGCTATGCCAGTTCAGTATGATTACCGAGTTGACGAGGATTATGTCGGTCCTGATTTTAGAGTGATAAATCCGACGGAATGCTTCCCGCAGGTTGGCAATACCAGTTTGAATGATTGCGACGCTGTCTATATCGTTACCTACCATAGCAAACGCTATCTGCAAAGCCGTATGAAGTTTAAGGACTGGAATAGAGCCTCTGTCCAGACTATCCTTGATAAAGCAACCGAGAAGCATCAGCCATCAGACGCCAAGGAAACGGCTACTAACCTGCAACAGGAGCGCGGCGAGGCGGCGACCCTACACCAAGGGCAAATTACTCTGGTTACTCGATATGAGCGTGGCAAGAATGGGCGCTGGATTACGTTCGCGCCAGATTTTGAGAATATTGTCGTTCGAAACATTAAGAACCCGCACGAATCTGGACGTATTCCTGTCGTGTTCAAATATGCTATCCCGCTTATTGACTCTCTGTGGGGTATGGGTGATGTTGAACGTGGCGCTTCATTGCAGCGAGCAATCGACACGACCGTAAATCTAAATCTCGACTTCTCCAAGTTCAAGATATTCCCGCCAATGTGGTATAAGGGTGATGCTGTTGATCCATCTCTAATGCGTTATGAGCCAGGTGGCAAAATCCGTACTGCTAATGGACAATCTGACTTTGGCTTCGTCAATCCAGGTGCTAGCCCATCGAATGAGTTCCAAGCAACCTATCAGTTCCTAAAGGGTGCGTTGCTCAATCAAAACGGTACGACTGACACCACGATATCCGCAAGCGACGGTCTGCCGGGCTTTGGTCGAACACCGGAAGCCTTGAGTAAACTTGAAAAGCGCGAAAACGCCCGCGATCAGTGGGATAGAAATATGTTTGAGGAAGCTTATGAAGAGCTAGTCGATGGCATGATAAACCTAATTGGCACCAAACAATCTGTTCCGATAAAGTTTCATGTCTTTGACGACGAGATCCTGGATATCATCAAATCTGGACACAAGGATCTGTTAGATATCTTCGATTCAGCCAAGAGCTACCGAATAGGTACCAACCCAGAGACTGGCGAAAACGGTATGGTTGAGTACATTAACGCCCACGGTACAGCCGAAATGAAGATTGACCACACCAAGCTGTCTGGCAAGTGGATGTATCGAATAGATGCTGGCACGACCGCTGCCAATGACCAGAAAGATGAGTATGAGCGCGTCTACAATCTCGTTGAGCTACTGTCATCTCAGGCTGGTGCGTGGCTAATGGACGGTGCACAAGAAGATGGACGCAGGGTCAACAGGACAGAGCTACTTGACCAGCTTATCGCAGCTAGCGGCATCAAAAACAAAGACAAAATCTTTGACCCGTACACTCAGGAAAATGACAAGACGAAGCCATTTACCCCAGAGATGCTCAATGATCCTCAAATGATGAGTATACTTCAACAGCAGCTTCAAGGACAAGTCGAGGAGCAGCCGCAAGCACCGCAGGAAATGCAGCAAGCCCAAGAAGTCCAACAACTTCAGCCGATGGAGGCGGCATAATATGGAAAATATTTTAGACAGTGATATCAATTCCCTGCCACTCACACCAGTGGCCGAGGAGCTAAGCCTAGAGGCAAAAGTGGCAGAAGCTCGCCAGCGTGCCGAGGTAGCCGACATTGCTTCAATCCCGGGCTGGCCGCGCATCAAGGAGCAGATGAAGCAGGACGCGTTAAATCTGAGGCTCCACAGAGACCTAGAGTTTGGTCCTAATGATTCTGATGAAAAAGTTGGTAAAGAGGTGCGGTCTAGACTACTAATGGCGCAATGGATCGAGAAGTATATCGAGAGAATTGAGGGTGCGGTATTAGCTGTCGAAGTAATGACCAAGGAGGCTGAAGATGAACAGTAATCCTAACCCGTATGAGACGTCAAACACGGAGTCAGAGCTAGTCGAAAAACCGCATTATGCCGAACTGGATATGAGTAGTATCACGCCGCAGCACAAACCAGACAGTGAATGGCGGCAAAACGGCACAAGCCTAAGGTGCATAAGTTGCCAGAACGAACACGGTATATTTTTGCCGCCGGGGACTTTCTACACTGGCAAAACTGACGAGAAAGGAATGCCTATCGTTGAGAAGAGGTTCTGAGGTAGGTTGCGTTTCCGGCTGGTCTTTTACCACCCTACTAGCCGGAAACGGAGCGTATCTCCCGCCGCGGACTGCGTAAGTGTCTTGGCTAAATTAAACGAAAGGATGTAGCATGTCTACTTCTAGCGACACCGGACTATCGGCCGAACAGGTCGAGGCGGTAGAAAATATGGCGCTAACAGACGGCGGAGAAGCAACCGCCACACCAGAGACGCCGGCTGGTGAGAATCAAACTACGAACGAAACAACAGCGACTGGTGCGGAGGGTGCTGATGGCGACGGTCAACAGCAGTCCAATGGTGATTCCAAAGCTGAAGCAGAAGTCGGTACAGACACACAAAACGGGCGTCCAGACAAGCAATCGCGCCTCAATCAGCGTTTCGCTGCATTGACTAGCCAATTGCATGAGAAGGACGAGTATATCGAGTCTCTTAAGCAGGAGATGGCACGAAAAAACCAGCAAGACCAGCTTAAGCCCCCTACTCCTGATGAAGATGGCAATTACAGCGCCAGCGACATCATGGATTATAACCAAAAACAAGCCCAGCAAGCTGCCAATACTGCAGTAGAGGCAATGCAGGAACGCTTGGACGGTGAACAGGTGGCGTCGCGCTTTGACCGCGAAGAGGCAGAAATACTAAAAGCATATCCTATGCTTGACCCAAACAATGCTTCGTTAGATCCAACAGATCCGAACTGCTACAACGAAACCTTAGCTAAGGCGGTTGACAGCTATGTCCGAGGACGTATTGAGCCGCACATTTTAGCAAGGAACGTCGGAGCTCTTAAGAAGCTATCGATTCGGAAGCTAGCCGATGAGTACTTAAAGCCTATCATGTCTGTAGCGCAAGCCGAGCGCGAGCGTGCCCAGCAAAGCCTACAGAACCTGAACGGACAAAGCTCTGGCATGTTTTCGTCGGCAGCAGGCTCAGGTGGCGGCGGAGATTCCATAGAGGAACTAGAGGCAAGGATCGGAAACATTAGTTTATCGTAATCCATTTGGGTGGTAGTGGTTACAGAAAGGGCTGTTTAACATGGCTGACACTACTACTGCGCAGCTTCAGCACGATCTGCAAACCTATTTTGCGAAGAAAGTCCTTCGCGGAGCGGAGTTTCAGACTGTGCTTGACCAGTTCGGTCACAAAGAAACATTGCCAGAGGCATCAAGCAAGACTATCCAATTTACCCGTTACTCGGATTTGGATATCGTTACCAACCCTCTGACGGAGGGGCAAGCCCCAGCTGGCAGCCAGCTGACAACTTCTGCTATCAATGCGGTTGTTGACCAGTATGGCGACTTTGTGACGCTTACTGACCTCGCAAAATTAACACCAAAACACTCATCTGTTCAAAACGCTCTGAAGAAGCTCAGCGAGCAGTCATCGAAGAGCTATGACCGTGCTATTAACAAGGTCATCATCGCCGGTACTGCTGTACGCTACGCCAATTCAAAGACCGCACGCAACTTGCTGGCTGACGCAGACAAGCTGACCTGGGCGGATGTTCGCAAAGAGGTTTCTCGCTTGCGCACCGCAGGCGCACCAACCTTTAAGGACGGCAACTATGTCCTAGTTGTCGATCCAGCCGTCGAGCAAGACTTGATGGATGACGAGGCATTCCGCCAGACGGTTTACCGCCAAGCATCGAAGGAGAAATCCAACGAGCTATACAAGGGCGAATTAGTCTCGTTTGCCGGTGTAACGGTTGTTCGAAGTAATAACCTAATCACCGACAAGGGTGCATCAAACGCGAAGGTGCACATTAGCTTGCTCTTCGGCGAAGACGCCTACGGCAACACCGACCTGCAGCATCTGAAAGTGTACAAGGAAGGTCCAGGCGGCGTGTCCGACCCACTTCATCAGAAGATGACGCTTGGTTGGAAGTTTGCTGCCAAGGCTGCCATTCTAAACAACAACTTTATGTGTCGTTTGGAATCCGGCTCGCTATACTAAATTAACCGGGCGGTAGCTATACAAGCCGCCGCCCCCACACCATGGAAGGATAATCATGGAAGGTAACGCACCAAATACTCTAGGTCCCACTATGACCAACGTGCCGACTCCCCAGCCCCGCACACCACAGGCTGAATATGCCGCGCAAGCAGCACCGGACACAACACCGGCCGTCTCGCCAGCACCAGTACCGCAACCAGAGCCAGAAGCTCCAGCGGAGCCAGTGCTTGAGCAGTCTGATCCAAAAGTCGCACAGTACGAGCCAGACACAAAACCAGTGTATGTCCATGTCAAACTGCGACGTACGGTGATGATTAACGGCAAGGGCTATCCAGCAGACAAAGACCTGACGGTACCAAAAGAAATTGCCGACGAGCTGTACCGCATTGAAGAGACTAACCTGGAGTACGAAGCAGATCTGCTCCGTGCAAACAACCAGGTCTCTACCCCAGCAGCCGAGCTGAAGGTTTAACAAGAACTAAGACAAACCAAAAAATACACACAAAACATAAAACCTCCACTGATAGCGCAGGTATGACACGCAATCTACTGGACGCTACGGAGAACCCAAAGACACCCCAACTCGCAAGGGTGTCTTTGTCATGGCAGACATTTTCCTATTATGACGCCAGTGGACAACCATATAGCAATTAACCACATATGCAGGTCGCTCCTAAATATTGCTTCTGTATCATCAAGAATATGAAGCACTACAGTTGCGCAGATAGCTATAATTACAATAATAACCGCAGTACCCCAATTTATATTATTGTTTCCTATCGGAAAAATAATCGCGCAAGCAGACATAAAAAGTGCCCCAGAGTGCTCTTTCGCATTGCGAAACAACTTCTTCATCATATGGACAAATCATACCATATTTGCTATAATGACGCCATGAAAAAAGGTGGTAAAAAAGAAAAAAACGACACGATGGTTACTAGAAAGAAGTGTCTCATCGACGTAACTATCGTCGGTACCGTCTGTTTTTTTCTCGGTTTTTTCTTCTGTCACACAGCATACCCTATTCTATACCGCAACAAGCTAGAAGCTGACAGGAAAAATGCCGAAGCTACCCTGGACTATAAGATACAGGAGCTGAAGGGGCTACAAGGACAAACTCCAGCCAAAAATCAGAGCCAGAATAAGTCAGCTTCATACAGCAAACACACTGTCTATGACATTACTCCAGAGACTATGTTGTCCGAGGTGAACAAGATCCGCGCCGAGTACGGCGTCGCCCCCCTACAGCTAAATCCAGCTTTGAATAAGTCAGCACAGGAGAAGTGTGACGATATGGTAACTAATAATTATTATGACCACAAGAATCCAATAACAGGACAACAAGGCTATGAAATTGCTATCAAGACGATGGGCGGTATCCGCGGATATTATGGTGAGAATATGAATGTTATCTATGGCTCGGACAAGGGTACAGACGATTTACACGGAGACCGACTAGATGAGCGAACTGTCTTTAGCGGCACATACGGTTGGATGAAGAGCGAGCCACACGCTAAAGCCATTATCGACTCTAAATATACGCTAACTGGCTTTGGCAAGTGCACCAAGAACGACCACGGCGAATGGGGTAAGTGGTATTTTATTCAACACTTCTACAGCCCAACCCTATAGCTAAATAAAATCTGAAAAAAGTCTGACAAAATTTACCAAAATATTGATAATTTGAAAAAACGCATGATAACTTATAAATAAGCATGTGGTATTTCCTGTATTAAACCACGAGAAATACCGCTCCGTGAGCCGCAAGCTCGGCAACGGCTTTGGACGACCGGTCGTACGGCGGACATCAGGACTCCAGAGGCGAAAGACAAACTTGTATTAAGTGTGTCTTCGCAACTGGATAGTCCAAGCGAAACAACAGCCCTTTTGCGAAGCGCAAGAAAGGGCTATTTTTATGGCAGAATATCAAGGAGACCCAGACTTCCGCGGGTGGCTGGCAGTACACGATCCGTACACGCTCGCCTATACTGGCAACGACGGCAGGATTGACTGGAATAAAGTCAATAACAACGGCGCCGACACAAGAATGATCAGCTACGACAGAGGACAAGCCGGCAAAGTTCAGCAGTATGTAGACGGTCTGCATCGACAGTACCAATCCTGGAATGATAACCGTCAAAAACAGTCTCAGCAGCATGGCGGAGGTGGCTGGGGCGGTGGCTACAGTAGAGGCGGTGACGGAGGTGGTATGTCGGCAGTACAGCACCAAGCCATCGACAAGCAGTGGGCGCAAAATAACCGCTACTACAACGATATGCTCGGCTCCATCGATCCGCGACGCAACGCAGCACGAGCAGCCGTTGACAGACAGGTAGATACATCAATCAACTCATTGAAGGGCGAACGCGACAGTGCCTTCCAGAACCTCGACCGTCAAGACCAGAAACTAGAAAAAAGCTATGCACGCGGCAAGCAGTCGTTGGGCGAGATGGTCCGCAACACTCTGCAGGGCGAATCAAACAACATCGGTATGCTAGGCGGCGGCAACTCAAGCGCCATCGGCATGTTGGGCGTTGGCGTGGCTGACCTGCAAAACAGCGAACAAGGCAAGATGTTAGACGACCTGAACGAGCAGAAGACCGACATTGAAGTCAACCGTCAACAAGTACAGAGGAAGCTGGAAGACGAAGTGCGCAAGCTGAATGACTTCCGCCAGAGCAAGTACCAAGAAATCCACGACACCTTCAACGAGCAGCGCAACGAAATCCTCAACAAGATGAACATGAACGATAACCAGCGCGCCCAAGCTCTCGCTCAAGCGGGTGCAATATCGACAGCCCAAATTCAGGACGTCGATAGAGCTATCAACGGACGGCTAGGTCAAATCGTACAAACCTACCAAAATATCACTGCTCCGCAAGCGTCACTGGCAAGTGTTCCGGCATACCAGGCGAAGAATATCACTCAAGGCACAGTAGATAGCTCGAATATTAACTCGCCTAGCCTGAGTGCAGGACAAGCAACAGAATCAGTTCTTGGCCGACGCTCTGACGATGACGACAGCTACTTTATGCGTCCACGGCGTTCCGCAGACGATGTCCAATTCTAATAGCCGAAAGGAGCTAAATACCAATGTTTGACTTTGGAAAAATGATACGCAGCTTCTTCGGATGGAGAGACGACGAAGAAGAAAAACGCCGCGAACAGCAAAACCACCGCGAGCCAATCCAGCAGCACAACGATAATCCACTAAGCCAGCCAAAGCAGTTTCAGGGGTTTGATGCAACACGCCTGTCTACTATTCAGCAGCCGCGCCAGCAGGAGCAGCAGCAAAACTTCTCGCCAGAGAAGCCCAAAACGCCAATGTTTCAGCCAAACTTCGTAGAGACAATTGAATCGCAGCTAGAGAAAGCCAAAAAGTATGCCGCACTGGGCGATGAGAACGCCAAAAAGTACATTGAACAAAACCAGTCGAAAGTGCAGCAGCAAGATAAGCAGCCAAATTTCTCGATAAATAACCAGTCGCAACTACAATTACCACATCCGCAGCAACCCTCCCCTTTTCAGCAGCCAGCACAGCAATCACCGCAGATGCAACAGCTGAATGAGACTGTACGCCGCAACAACCTAAACTCTGAGGACTACCGAAAGCGTCGAGACGAATTAACGACGCTGCTTAATGATACCCGCGGCAACTGGACAAACGAACGGAAATTACTCGATGAAGCACAGCAAGGCATCACCTCTGACGAGCAGTTGAAAAATACCATCGAGAAGATAAAGAATGTTCAGTATCGCCAGAAAACTGCTGACGCTGCCTTGGGCGAATACGGACAATCGCCCATGATAAATTACGGTGGCAGGACACCGACACAATTCCTAGAAGACTTTAATAATATGGACGCCGGCAGGCAGCGTGAGGCTATCGAGCAGATATCCAAAAATCTAACGGATTACGCCAAGGTCCCTTACGGATTTACCAATCCAGAGCAAAGAGCAAAGTTCGAACGTATCGTTGCTGAATCGGAACTGCTACGCAACCTGATTGACGACCGAGCAGTAAAGAAGGGTCCCAACCTAGAGACTGTCGGCAAGGATGCTGTCAGTGTCGGCAGCAATATGATTGGCGGCATGGCGCAACCGTTCAAAGCAGTCTATCGTTCAGGTGAAGCTTTAGTTAATCATAGCCCGCTTGATGCGCTTACCGCAGAATATAAAGCAGGTAGGCTTTCAGAGGAAGAATACGCTCGCAGGTACAACGCCATAGACCAAGAGATAAACGGCATAACTGGAGGTATGCAAGATAAAGGAACTCTAGACCGTATACTTCGTGCAGCTGGTACAGCTGTTGATGTCGCTTCTTCTGTCGCTCCTGTAGGATCTCTTGCCAAGGGAGTTGTCAAGGGCATTGCACCAACCCTAGCTAAAAGTGCACTAGAGAAAGGTATTATCAGTCAAGCAGCCGAGAAAACCGTTCCCCAACTGATTGCTCATGAGGCAGCCACGAACGCTGCTCTAGGCGCAGGCGGGTCGCTTCGAACTGGCACCGACTGGAAACCTGAAAATGCTTTACAAGAAGCGGCGACCGGTGCTGCCTTTGGTGCTGGAATGGCAGGAGCTGGTGCAGCTATCGGACGCGGCGCTACAGCACTTCGCCAGGCGTATGTAGATGGCAACCTACATATTCCACGTACGGAAATTACACCGAATGCCGGGCGAAATGAGCGAATGCGCACAGCCATTGAGAATTACCCTATCGATGAGCCGTTTAATTACGGGCGCGTTAGCCAGAACACTCTAGACCAACACAACGCTATCCAAGCGCAAACTGGACAAGACTTCGTAACCAACAGAGACGTAACAGTGTATCCGGGCGCGCATAATGCACATGTTGAGAAGCGGATTATTCAGGAGGGAGTAACACCTGAGGAGTATGTAAATATAGCGGAAAAGTCTATTTATGGCAATAACAGCACACTAACTCGCAGCCCTAACGATACAGGACTCCAGAATGTTACCTATGCAAACACTGACGCACCGAGCGGTCGAGTCCTAATGGGTCAATTTAACGATGGCTTAAGCCTTAAGAGCGTACAAAAAATCCGCCCCGAAAGAATTGAGGCAGACATTAAAAAAGCCCAAGCTGAGCTTGGTACGCCCCTGATGGACGACGACTTGCGGGGCGTTACCCGGGCAGGTAGCAATCTAGAATCTGCTACAGGCACAAGTCCTATTAGTAATCCATCAGGAACTCGTACTGGCAGTGTATCAAACAACACGTTAAATGTCAATGGTGAGGATGTTTACAAGCCAACGAAACCAGGCTTTTTCGGTACAGCTCCTGAAGATTACCGCTATCGAATCGAGCAGACACCACGCGGCAAATACGCAATCGTTGAAGAGTATGCTGACGGCAGTCCATCACAGAGATATTCGACGCATTCAGACATTGCTATTGCTCGCCGTGAAGCACAGAGATTAGCTGAAGGACTAGAAAAACCAATCCAAGTTGAAGAAACCGGAAAAGGTTACAACGGATTCACCGAACGAGCGGCTGAAATTGAGCTGAAAAAGCTACAAACAGCCCGCCCAGAGTACGACTGGGAAATCAAGCCAGCCGAGCATATGGATAGCCACGATATAACGCGAGGTAAGTATGGTATTAAGGGGGTGCTACGCGAGAGTGACGCCCGCCTCGACGGTCCAAACCAGCCGGCGAGAACATACGAAGTTGAGGGTACTGTACCAAAAGTCAAGGAGGAGCTAGACCTCGGCGACGGCTCAAAGCTAACATCTACCACTAACGGAGACACCGGCGTCACAACAACCGAACGCGTCGCTCCTGACAATACAGCAGACCTACAGGCGGTAGCGGCAGCCCGAAGCGCCACCGATGTAGCCGACGGGTACAGAATCGATGATATTACGTCACAAAGCCAAGCCGCAGACATCAACCCCTACCCTCAAGCGACCGTTGATAATGTTATCGACAAACTGAACGCCGGTACTCCAGCACAGCGCCGCCTAGTTCGCGATGAGATCCGCAAACAAACCGGCTATGACGTTCACGACATACGAGGTATGAAACAGTATCCAACCATCGTACAGTCAGCATATAACCGCGTCGTCGGCAGCCAGGAGTGGATTGACGCTAGCAAAAAAATCCACGTCAAGGGTACGGAAGCTAATCGCAAACCTGATCTAACAGAGTTTGCTCTAGCAAAAGGTGTGGACGAGCAAGGCAAGCCGATATTCGACCTGGTCCCGCTTGACGGCAATAAACATACTATCAGCAGTACTGGTATGGTAGTCGACAAAGATGGCAAGAGTGTTGGCAGCTACGTCGGTATCGATGAGAACGGCAATCAGCATGCGTATGTTGAGGGTAAACCAGTCAATCTGGGTGCTGTCGTCGGAGATATTGAACGCTGGGGTAACAGGAATAACCCACTTGCAGACATTGACCGTATCATCGACGCAAATGCTCCAGATGCCGCAACGGCCGCAGCCACCAAGGAATTTACCTCCGTGTTCAAAGACAGCCAAGAAGCAGCCATGAAAGTCGAGCTGAAGTCTCGCCGCGATGGACTAACGAAACTAGAAAGCAAGATGTTAGATAACCTCCCCTCTCGGCAGCTACGAAAAGATCTGACCGAAGATATGTTCGACCTGGTAGAAAAGAAAGTCGATGTTGCCGACCTGAACGCCAAATACGGCAAAGACTACGTAGACACCTACATGAAGCCAGCGGTGGATTGGTGGCGTACTCACGCAGACGATATCCTCAACAACACTAACCGTGTACTGGAAGCAAACGGCTATGACCCAATACCGCGCCACAAGAACTACATCTCGCACATCATGGGCGACCCCTCATTCTTCGAGAAGGTTGGACTGAAGATTAAGGATATCACCGGAATGAATGGCTCGGTGAGCGGTGAAGCAATCCCTAGCGGAGTACGCGGGGGTGTTCCTGACGAGATAGTCGGAAATACTGAAAACACTGGTGCACGCCGCAAGTGGAATCCATTTGCACAGACACGCCGCGGCGAACTAGCCAACAAGGACTTCTTCGGTGCTATCGACAGGTACTACGAGGCAATGCTCTACAACCAGTACATGACTCCTGCTGCTTCACGCGTGCGGGTAGTTGAAAACGCCTTCCGAACATTCCAGAAAGCTAAGGAGATTAAGCTAGACAAAGCTATCGAAGAACTCGGATTTAACGAAGCGATAGCGCAAGTCGAGACCGGCAAGCCAAAACACAAGAACTTCAAAGAAGGCGAGCGCTCCCCTCTCATCGCCGCATGGCAGGAATATGGCAATATCCTTGCTGGAAAAACGAACGCCATTGACCGATTGGCCGTTGATAAAGGCTTTGGTAGGGCTGTAGATGTTTCAATCAAGGCACAAGGTATCGTCGGCGCTAACACTATACCAGGCTCAGCCACGGCAGCCGTAGCGCAGGTCCTAAGTGTTCCGCAGACAATTGCTCGAGACGGGTTGCCATCGTTCATGAAAGCTGTCAAGCAGATGATCCACTCTGGCTTTGACGAAGCAAGCGACCCGCTGAATAAATCTTCATTCATGAAAGCCCGCTATACCGACGCCTCATCGCAGCGGCGCGGCATCATCCGAAAGTACACTAATGCTGCCTCCATTCCGATGGAAGCTATTGAGAAGTTTACTGGAGAGCTGAGCTGGCGCAGCGCATACAACGAGGCACTCAGCAAAGGACTGACTGGAGACGCAGCTATTAGGCAGGCTGACCTAGCCACCAAGGCAACTCTAGCTGGGCGCGGCATTGGCGACCGACCATTGGTCATGAACTCGAAAGTACTCGGTGTGTTCACACAGTTTGGTTTAGAAGTAAACAACATGAGACTACAGTTCTTTAAGGACTTTACACCCGCCCAGAAAGCCAAATTCATCATCGCAGCAGCAGCTGCTAACTATGGGCTGAAGATGGTAACCGGACAAGAACAACTGCCAGACTTCCTGAAGGCGACAATAGACACTTATAACGACTTTGCCAGTAACGAGGACGATGCTAACGACAACCTTCTGAATAATACCGCGCAAGCAGGTCAGCGTTTTCTAGGCGAAGCCTCCAAGTTTGTTCCGGGTGGTCCCGCACTTGTTGGAGCATTTATAGACGACAAAACTAAGAAAACCATTTTTGGCGAAGATTCAGACATTTCCCGTTACGGCACGCCCGCTGTATCAAAGTTGATTAAGGCTGGACTTACCGCTGGCGAAGGTCTATCGAGTGGTGACGCTGGTAAGATCGGCACCGCAATGCTTGACGTAGCCCCAACCGGTGCACAGATAAAGCGCACAATTCAAGGGGCTACTGCCCTAAAAGATGGCTATACACAGGATAGCAAAGGCAACATTCAGACACCTGTTGACCGCTCGCCGACAAATATCGTTAAAGGAATGCTCTTCGGCAAGAATGCCCTTGATGAGCAGAAGCAGTTCTACGACACCAAACAGCATGCGCTCAGCGATAAAGACAGTGCTGCGTTTAGAGAGATGCTGTCCAACAATCCCGAAGAGGCTAAGCAGTATTATAACCTCGTTCAGGACTCAAGGAAGATGGATATTCTGGAGAAGCGTGCTAAAAATGGCGACACCGCAGCAATGGATAAACTCAGCAAAATGTCTCAGGCGACTGGCTCAGACGGACTGCCCGTGGCACTGAAAGCCAAGATTGCTCGCGGCGACTACACACAAGACGGTGATGGGACGATCAGAACGAAAGGCGGCGAAGTTGCTCGAGAAGTTCATAAGAGACTTGCCAAAGATTCAAAAGATGAATCAGACGCCACCTACCGCAACTACGTACTAGGATACGGATTAAAGCAAAGAGGTTCGAGTGAAACGAACAGCAATACCGGAAACGATGTTACCGATAAACTATCTGCCCTCGCCGCTCGATCAAACGATAAAGCAATAATCCATCAAGCTATCGACCTGAACAAGAATAAGAAGTACGCCGATATGCCAGCCTGGGTTAAAGAACGCTACGCTGCAGAAAATGGCATTGACAAGGAACAGCTAACCTATGCAACGCAGGCAAGTTATAAAGCAGATGTTAAACTGCAATACCTCAAAGAGACAACCAAGAATATGTCGAATGAGCAGCTAGTTAATACTCTATACGCTGGACGCAGGAAGTCAATTGCTGACAAGTGTTTCGTAGAAGATTCTATGCTGAAGAGTTTCTACAACGACGGACGTATATCCAAAGATCAGTACCAAGCCCTGCGGTCCCTAATCATGGACGAGAACGGTAATGTTACTTCGCAATCCAGAAACGGTGGCGGAGGTGCTAGACGCGGCTCAGGCGGTGGCGGTGGACGAAGAGGCGGTACTGTCAGTGGAATTTCAGTGCCAGACTACAACGTCAAGATGATGAAGCTCTCTAGCCCATACGGCTTTGCGAAAGATCCAAATGTGAGCCTCGGCAACGTCGGCTCAAACAAGAACATCGTTACCGGCATCAAAGCCCCGTCGCAGTTCAAAATTAGTAAGTCGGCGCTACCAACGCCGCGCGTAAGATAAGGAGTTCAGAATGAAAGTCAACGAGATACTAAAGAGTGTCCACGTAGCATACGAACAAGCGGCAGATGCGCCTGCACTCAATGATGAGGACGGGCAAATACGACTAAACCTGCTACAGAAGGCTGTACGCCGCTGGTCAACGGATAACGTTACTAAATGGAATGAGCTGTTTAGTGTAGGCGATATCGGTCCTATTCAACCTGGGCAGCGCGAGTATGACCTGCCGGAAGGATATTCGCTATCTAGCGGATTCTACCTACAGGGCAGCTCAGAACCACTGAATGTAAAGTCTCCTAGCCAGCTAACTGGCGAAGATGGCAAGTTTGTTACTATTCTGGGAAATCCACAAATCGGACACAAGCTTCGGCTAGGTTGGATACCAAAATCTAGTGATCAGGAAATTGGCAAAACTATCATCGTTAAATACTATCGCGAGCCGTTTATTCCAACAAAACTAGATGATGTACTAGAAATGAGCGACCCAAACTTCGCCATAGCCTACGTAACAGCAGAACTGTTCGTAAATGACGATGCCAACCTATACACGAAATATAACAGTGACGCCATGATACTCCTAGCAAATATGCGGCAGCGCAATGAGCTAGTTCCTGATGGGCAGTTTAGCGGAATTGAGGGCGACATTGGGATAGGAGGAGGTTGGTAATGGCAGTACAAACTCCCCCACGTATGACAGGCGGCAGCGCTAAAACACAGAATATTATCATCCCGAATTTTAGCGGTGGTGTTAACAGCTATCTAGACGAGGCACGCCTACCGAATAACACACTCCGTTCTGCCGTAAACTACATGCTAAGACAGGATGGTGTGCTGTATCCGCGTTGGGGCACAAAAACGTTTTTCCCTGTTCTAGATAAAATGCCCGACGGTTTTGACAAGTTCACCGTAAAAATGCTAGCAACGGCCAGCGGGCTAGAAGAATGGGCTATCATCGTGGAAGACGGCGTTGTCAAGCGATCAAACGGCGGAGCATGGCAGGAAGCAACCGGAGAAAAGCTCACACCTGGATATGAAGCAAAGTTCTATCAAGTGGACGATTGCGTATACATCGTCAATGGCAAGGATGTTCTGGCGTTCTACGACATCGCTAACAATAAGGTGAAGAAGTTTGAAGGTATCGACACGCCAAAAAACCTCAAGGTTACCAATTCTAAGAATCTAGCAACCGGCAGCTATTCCAACTTTTATAAAGTCTCGGCGGTCAATGAGGTTGGCGAAACAATGGCATCAGCTGAAATCTCCGTAAAAACCAGCCGTATCCGCAACCAGTGGCGCCAGACAGGCGAAGTTGAGGACTACCTGGAATTAACCTGGGATGCCGTACCAAAAGCCACCCGCTACAACATCTACTACAGCGACATGTCGAATGATGAAACGTATATTGACTCGGTATCGACTAACTCGTATCGAGATTTGGGACGTACCGCACAAAATGTAGCCGTGGAAGCTCCTGTAGCCGACACTACGTCCGGTCCCGTTCTTCGTGATATCACTGGATCGAGCTACCGTATATTTGGCGTTGGTGTAGACGATAAGGTCTACTGGGGCGGCGTTGGTAAATATATCAGTGCATTCAATGCCTTCTATGGCGGCGGGTGGGTCGAGATAAACAAAGGTACTGGTGAAATACCAATCACTGTCCGCAGCTATCGTGATGGGCGTGGTGAACCAGTAAACGTAGTGTTTATGACAACCGCATCTGGTGAGGGCTCTCAAAACCAGCTTACACTCACCTCGATGACTGTTGGTAATACATCGTTCATTGTACCTAATATTGCCCGGGTTGTAGGTTCTTACGGTACATACGCCGCCGGCTCAGTTACTGAGGCAGACAACAACCTATTCTTTACCTGCTCCAGAGGCAAAAATACCACTGGCGCTAAACCTGACCTGCTGAACGTATTGAGTACTGAAGAGGTCAGTCTAGCTATTCGTCCAGATTTTGATGGTATTAACCCGCTATATGGCCGCGAGATATCGAGTGTACACTTTGATGGAAAAATATTTGATGCCGTACCAGCCGCCCAATCCAAGGTCAATAATGAAATCTGGATACTGGACTTGCAGCTGAAGGCATGGATACGTCCGTGGACTATTGGTATCAAGAAGCTTATTACCTTTACTCCGAGCGATGGACGCGAGCGATTGATGGGACTTCGCTCAACACCGGACAACAACGGCAAATATCGAATTGTCGAGTTTAGCGAAAAGTACATAACCGATGACGGCGAGCCTTTTATGTCTACGTTCCGGACAGGGCTACTCCACTTCGATAAAGGGCATATGAGCTGGGCAAAGATGAAGAAGACCTACATCGAGCTACTACGCGTGAGCGGATCATTGTCCATTACGGTGAGCGGCACCGGCAAGAAACGTGTTTTGCACACTCTGAAAGACATTACGGTCTCTAGTGCCATGGTAACGACCGGATTTAACAGCGATAAATTCAATGATTTTGCGTTTAACGATACAGAAGGAGGACACGTAACTTTTAGCGACCCAAGTACTAAAAAATCACTGAAAATAAATAAGGTGGTCAATAACTACCGAGTAGACGGCAGATCAAGCAACGCCTCCTATGGTATAGCCACGATCACATCTGTGGTCATACCAAAGAAAGTGCCAGACCCTGCCAGCTGGAAGAAGTAAATAACTAAAGGAAAAATGAAATGGATAAACTACGAAAAACTTCAAACATACCGCCTACAACATTAAGTGCGTCAATCAGCGACACGGACACAACTATTCCATTGTCGTCTACTGTAGGTGCGGAAACCAGTACGTGCATTGATATTGTCATCGATAGAATTGACGCCGCTGGTGAAAAGACTCCTGACAAAATGGAAGTCGTCACGGTCCTGATATCTGGGAACAACGGCACTAACGCTGTTCGAGGGCGTACTGCCCCGGCTATGCCGCATGAGCAAGGTGCTGTGGTTGAATACAATATCTCGACGTCTGTATTGCATAATGACTTGATTGATGGCATGTCATCGATCTTAACGCCCGAAGGCAAGCCAAAAGAAAAATCTATACCTCTCGATTCTATCAACGGAGGTACTAAAAAGGGTGTGCTTATGGTGGGAGAAGAAGGCAAAACTTCGGTAAGTAAGGTTGCGTCAGACAACATCGATTTTAAGACTATGCCTATGTTTGCCGCTACCACCTCAAAGTGGGATAGCCTCCCAGGGGGAGGCGTCTCAATAGTGAACTATAATGAAGTAGAATACGATACTGTGAAGATGTTTGATAAGAGCACTCATCGATCCACTGTGCCAGTAGACGGTATTTATACAATCTCTGCTAAAGCAGCTGTAACATCAGCTGGATATAACTCGGCAGCTACCGCTACTGTTATGGTGTATAAGAACGGTAAACTGTTAGAGGAAATGACACGAGTGGCTGGTAGCGGCAACGGCTTGACCTTATTGCGCTTGTCTCATACATTTGATGTGCTTCTTAAAAAGGGCGATATCATTGATGTGCGGGCGCATTGTTCTGAAAACCGCGACTATGGCGGGCCATCAACACACAGTAGATTCTCGATGCGGCTGGTTGCACCTTTCTAGATTTCGCCTACAGCTATCCACGAAACACCGTGCCAGGCTGAACCAAAATTTCCTTGAGAAGTCGCCATCAGCTTACATCCATCATTTGTTATGCTGGTTGGCTCAATTGCATTACCGGTGCGCACGGGGATATTTAACTCTGCTATATTACCAGCTCTCTCCATTCTTATATCCATTGAACGATGCGGTGATTGAAAATATTTTTTTGAATTGCTTAGGAAACGCAATCGGCACCTCTATAGCATTCCGGTTATTGCCTAAAAACTGCGTCCAGCCTGCCTGAATCATAAGATTACCAACGGTAACAATGTCACCATTTGTTTTACTCGCGAATAGTGTCTTGAAATAGATGTTGCACGATTTTGTCTGTTTTATTGATAAAATCACGCCTCACAATATATAATACAATCAGTTAGCTACAATGTAGAGACTGCCAATTTGATCTAATGGTGATCAGCGGCAGTCTTTTATTTTGGCAAAGGATAGCAAATGAAAGAAATAGACTTAACAGAATTTGGCGAAATGAAATCAGACGTAAAGCATGTCAAAGAGGCTGTTGACGAGATAAAACGCACGCTTGCCAGCCAAGATAATGTTAGCCGTTCTGAACACCATGAACTAGCCACTCTCGTCTCCGCCATGAAAGAGAGTTACGATAATCGTCTAAATACTCTGGAAGGACAAAATAACGTCAATGCTGCTACATTCACCGGAAAGCTCGGTAGATGGTTCAATGACGCAATGGTCCAGGAAATCGGTAAGATTATCATCGCAGCAATATTATTCTACCTTTACAATAGCCAGATAACTACTCAAATACAGAAGACCCAAGACGAGATCAATAAGACTAATCACTACGTCAATTCGCGGCTAGAGGCGGAGGCAAAGAAATGACCGTAATCGCCACACTGATATCACTAACCACAATCTCGCTTATTCTCTACCTGATTTTTCGAAGCAACAATAACGATAAAGGAGGACTACAATGAAGTTCGACAAATCCACCAATCAAAAAATATCACTGGCAATGGGCATATTGTCATTCTTCGCGGCGTTCGTGCTGTTTCAAGGAGATACATGGGGATTCTCCCCTTTAGCAAAGCAAATATTCTCGTCAATCACGGGTACAATTTCTTTGGTAAATATGTATTTCTTCGGTAGCACGGCTGAAAAAATCAAGAACGAAAGGAGCGAAAAATGAAACGAGTAATAGCATTTATTAAGCGTCATTTGGCGTCGGTCATTGTTCTCGCGGTGATTGCTGTGATTGGCACGATGGCAACACTAGCACATCAGAACGACGACGGCACGCGCACGTTTGACAGAAAAGCGCCAAAATACAGCGAGGCAATTGAACAGGCGCACTGTAAGGTCAAAGCTTCGACTGACGCGGCTATCGCAAGCACGCTTGGCTTCGATGCGCCACAAGACAAAGGCAGCGGCTGCGAACCAAAGGACAAAGAATTAGCACAGCTTGGCTCTGGCGTTTATTACAAGACCGACCTATCCAGTCCTACGGCGTTTGTCAATGCTATGAATGGCCGCGGATTTAATGAGGGCTACGGACTACAGTGCGTAGCAGGATTTAAGCAGTTTATGTTTAGTCTCTCAGGGCGTGTGGTAGCTACCCGCACCGGTGGCGCAAGCGGCTATGCTAATCAGGTAGGTGAAATTCAAGCGCTTGGCTTTACGTGGCATGGCGGGCAAGCTGGCATGAAAGACGGCGACTGGGCAATATTCGGTGGTGGACAGTATGGGCACGTCGCTATGTATTATCAGGGTAGGTTTTTCGGACAGAACCAAGGCTCAGGCAATATCTACGTTGGCAACGCCTTTAATTTGATGGATCTAGGCGGTTACCGCAACTCTATCATCGGCTACTACCACCCTAACATCTGGAATGGCACCGCTAGCGCGCCAGCCGTTCCAGCAGCCAGCTCAAAAGCAGTAAACGACCAAGTTATCGCAGATGTTTTGCGCGGTGTGTACGGCAGTGGCAACGACCGCGTAGCTCGTTTACAAGCTGCTGGCTATAATCCAGCCGAGGTCCAAGCAGCGGTGAATGCTCGCGTTGCTACGCGAGCACCGCGAATCAGCGCGCCGGCTTCGACAGGCTACGTTCAGCGAAGTACTGGCGGTTACGTCGTGCGCCGCGGGGATACGCTCGGCGACATCGCACTGAGGAACGGCTGGCATGGCGCGAACGGATTGTTTGGTAATTCTGGCTATACCCAGCGGCTAGCTGAGCGAAATGGAATTGCTAACCGCGGATTGATTTATCCAGGGCAAGTTATAAATAAGTAAAGAAGGAGTCAAAATAATGGAAACTACCAAATACAACGCGCTAGAAGAATTGCATAACGAACTGAATCGCGGCACACCAGGCGATGAAGTTTCTCTTAATATCGGCGGCAAAGAGGTGCTGAAAATCAAGTTTCAAACTGGCGGCACAGCTACTACAGAACGTAATGGCGTATTTATCGAGGATTTGCTTATTGTCGCTTACGCAAAATTAGCAGGCTACAATCGAGAGTTGCCGTGCCGCGAAAACAGTGTGGCTCTTACAAAAATCGAGGAAGCTATCATGTGGCTGGCTAATCGCAAAGCTGAGCGTGAAGCTCGCGGTGTGTATGGCACTGAGAAATGTTGAACTGTAAAGTGATTCTTTATAGTTGAGTTAAAACCGCCTCGAAAGCTCGG